CTTTAAACTTAGCATCCAAGTCTTGTATATCAACGGTTGCAGAGTGAGACAGTCTATCAGCCCTATCTAGAGCAATGTTGTTAGTAATTCTAGCATCAATCCACGCTTCTACTGCTTCAATTAAAGTCTTCATTATAGTTGCCCTGCCATTAGCGTTCCTGAATCATAAGGTTCAGCATAGTATCCATACTTGTGTAGCATAGTACTTAGCTCTATATGTACATCTCTTTCTTCGTTCCAGTAATCAAACAGCGGCATACCATCTGGAGCTACGCCATCTTCTGAGCCTTTAAACCACATGCCACTATAAGATTCAGAGCGATCATAAAACTCCATACTATCAACTGCATTTAACTCTGGAAACTTCTCGTTTAATAGATCTATTACATCTTTGTGGGTCGTTGCTTTTATTGCGTCAGCCCATGCTTTTTGTATCTTCGGGGTTAAATTTTTCATATCTCTCTCCATTCTAAGCCGCAAACACTAGGGAAGAACTCACTGTGATGTGTATTAGTTATATCAGTGACCCAAACTTTCCCACTACTGCTAGGTTTATGTGGTGCATTGCCACCTTTAACTATATATTTATCACCTCTAAAACTAAGCACTAACTCCGAAGGATAAACATCTTTACCAGTACTTTCATGTACTAATTTATAACCTTTCTTAGATATATTCATTTCATTTCTCCAGTTACCTGTTGTATTTGATCTATCGTTTCCATTTTTAATATAACTAATTCTTTAAACTCTTTACTTGAGCCTTTAAGCTGTACTGAACGTCTAACCTTAGTCTTAGTGTACGTTTCCCAGTTACTAGGGCTATCAAAAAACTGAGCAAACTCAGCCGCTGTAAAGTCTTGAAACATTAGCTCTGTCATACTAACTCCTCTTCAACTGTAAGTTCTATTGGTTTCTCCCAATCTTCACAGTAGTTTGATATATCAAAATCTATATCATCTACTAAATCAGAATGTAAAATATATTCATGGAAATAATCATCACTAACCTCAACTTGATCTGAAAGTTTATCCCAGAAATTACCATCTTTAGCTAAAGCTATATCTACATTAGAGACAATATAAGTATAACCAAACTTACACTTCCAGTGTTGAGGACATTCACCCCTACCATCCCAATCATGGGCGGCATAGTTCTCTAAAACCTGACTAGTGATAACAATTTTCATGGCAGAACCCTATAGTTTAGTTAATTTATTGAAGCCTACTACTAACGTAATAGGCTTTATAAATTTACTATGCTTTCTGTACACCTCCTAAGACTTGTAAGTCTTCTGCATATCTTTTTGTAAAAAACATAAGCAATTCAACTTGTGTCTCAAAAGAATCAACACCCATGTTTAAAAACTCCTCAGTGCCAAATTTAGATAATATATTATCTACATTTAACTTGCTGTCTGAGCAGTTTTCAATTGCTACTTCTAAATCTTCCATACTATCTATACTCCTAATTAATTTATTAAAGTCTACTAAGAATCTAATAGACTTTATAAATTTACTATACTTCATCATCTTCAGTTAATTCTTTAATAGAATCTATTATTTCCATTAGACCTTTTAAATCTCTATTTGCCATCGGCAAGTGCCTAAAACTTAACGCTTTAGATTCTAAATAATCCATTTGTTTCTGAATAGAATCATCAATCCTGCAAGTATATTCTATCGCCCAATTAATATTATTTCGTAACGCTGTAGCTCTTTCAGAGTCAGTTAATTTTTTCATAGCATTTACCTTATAAATTCTATTAAGCCATCCGTGGCTGATTATAATTCTATTTAGCCTGTAAGATTTTAAGCATTGCGTCAAGCTTAGAATCCATATCAGAGACCTTAGTCTCAAGGGCATTGACTCTATTGTCAAGCTTTTTAGCTACGCTATTTTCAACAGTAACCTTCTTCGCTTTAGCCTTTGGCTTGTTAATATCTAATGCAATCTCAGCTTGCTGAACTGTCTGGGCTTTAGGCTTCGCCTTAGCTTTGACTTTCTTAACAGCCTTCGGCTTTCGTACAAGTTCTAGGAACTGAGTTGGAACAACCTGATGCTCAAAGAAGTTTGTAACTTCTCCGTGGGTCATATGAGCATCTTGGTCGCCATAGAATTTACTCAGGGTAGCATAGAAGACCTTTTTCAGCCCATATCGCTGAGACGGAGTCTCTGAGGCTACATTTGCAAAGTGACAAGCTACGGCATAAACTTGCTTAGCTGAAGCGATTTTGTTGCTGTCGATCGTAAGAAAATTATTCATCGTATTTCTCCAAATTGGTTTTGCCGAAATCGGCTATTTAGTCTTTATATTTAATTACTTAAAAGTCACAAGTGACTTCTTTTAAGTAATTAAATATAAAGACTTTATTAGTACCTACATAACCTTTTATAGGTTATGTAGGTACTAAAATTCAGCAAGGAAATCTATGATTTCTATGTAGGCGGTGAAGACTTTTAAAGTCTTTTAAGAAGATTTGCGACTCTCCCTTCGGGAGGTTTACTTCAAAGTCCTACGAAGTAGAGGAAGCTCAACAGTTATTCTAATCGAAGATTAGTTTATTTGCTAAGTCGTTGAAAGGCTTTGAAGTTTTAAATAAGATTCTAAAGAATCTTAAAAGTCTCTACAGTTTCTCTAGTTTGTAAACTAGGTCTGGAACTTTAGAGTCTTTGAAGACTTTAAAAGTCTTTAGCGTGGGCGATAGAGATTCTGGAGTCTTTAAGACTTTTAAAGTCTTTAGGGGGGGCAGGTGGCCGTGGGGGGGTATACCCGTATATACACAATGTTGTACATTTTACAGGAGAATTGAGTTGTATACCAGATAGCGGCGGGGCTTTAAAGCCTTTAAAGGAAGGAATAAAAGAAGAAGGATATATTTAAAAGGGGGGTAAGACAGATAAGATACTGATGGCTTTACAGACTATATAACCCTGCGGCCTTAATATCCATTATACTGTGATATTGGCATGTTGTCAAGCTATTTCTTACATTTATTATATTAAAAAGTAATAAAAAGCTTGACAACACTCTAATATCGCAGTATAATGGAGTACATGAATACTAATAAAGAATTAACAACTAAACAACAATCCTTTATAGATAGCTTATTAACCTGTAATGGGGATACTAGGCTTGCAGGAGAGATGGCAGGTTATGCCCCAACTAGTATTAATAGTGTTGTTAAGAGCTTAAAGACAGAGATACTTGATCTAGCTACCAACATACTAGCTCAGAGCGCCCCTAAAGCCGCTTTAAAGCTCGTACACATCATGGACAGTGCAGAGCCTATACCACAAGCTAACATGCGTATACAGGCCGCACAGACAATCCTAGATAGGGTGGGCTTAGGTAAGACTGAAAGACTAGATGTTACTGTTAATACAGCAGGTGGTTTATTTATACTCCCCGCCAAAAATGAAACAGTAATAGAAGGTACATATGAGGAGATCTAGTAGCACTATCCCCTTTGGTTATAAGCTAGATGAGGGTAACGTAGAGTTGTTGACTCCAGTACAAGAACAACTTGAAGCTTTAAATAAGATCCTCCCTATGATTAAAGACCGTACAATAAGTCTACGCGAAGGAAGTCTATATCTTGAAAGCATTACAGGGCGCAAGCTATCGCACATGGGCTTAAAGAAGATAGCGGATAAACATGCAGAATGATTGGGATGTTAATCCTGACAGCTATCTCAAAGACGAAGAAGGCAGTTTCGTACTTAAAGTTGATGGCACACCGCGTAAAAAATCAGGAAGAGCTAAAGGATCTAAAGGGCGTGGATACACCTACCACTCAAAAACTAAAGCTACAATGGATGCAAAGAAAGTAGTCCGTGAAAAGCAAAAGAAGTTAAAGGCGGCTCAGACTAAAGTAGAAAACTATAAGAAGTCAATAAGCACTACCAACAAGACATTAAAAAAGCTAGAAGGCACTGGAAGCTCAAACATCTTAGAGGCTTCAGAACTAGAAGCCCTACCTAATGCCTTAGCTGAAGAAGCT